CTTATGCGATCGTCGGCAGCGTCAGATGTGTATAAGAGACAGATCCTAAATATTATGCTTATGAAAAAATTATTACTATATATTTTAATTGGTGGTATCTTGTTAATCGGCACTTATGGTTGTGCTAATTATGAAGAAGATTTGTTGGACGAAATTTCGCCGAAACAAATGTTAGCTACTGTTACGACCGAAATTGAGTTGGCGGATGCGGTGTATCATAGAGACACAGTCTTGGATCCGGCCGCAGAATGATCCGTACAGGCTTGAGAACTTTCAGCAGGCGTACGACAATATAGTATCGGGTGAATCGAAAATTGTCAGGGCATCTGATGAGTTTGCAGCAAGCGCGCGGAGTGTGCGAAAAGAATTCTCAGCAACTGCCAAAACGCAGTTGAAACTGAAAGCTACCCACTATGCCTTGAAAATTTTTCCAAAAACGGAAGAGGAACAACGAAGCCTTGAACTGGACGAGCAGATCAAGATCGCGTATACGCCTTTCAATTATACGTCATTACCTGATGAGGCGACCCAGAGTCTTGTGTTTTCGAAATCCCGGACACAGTTTTGCGAGGAAGATGAGGAGAGGCGTTATTCTGTGACTTACGAGGGCGGTATGATTAAGGATGGACCAGTGGAGCCTGTGACAATTATATTGCCTGTATTATATGCCGTTTGGCCTGTCGAAAAAACGTTCCCTGTTGAAATGGATTTTGAAATCCTTTATGAAGTTTTCCTCCCTAAATATATTACTCTTGGTGAGAATGGATTGAGTGCGGAGGCAATACAAATTTTGGAGCAAGAAGCCATTGCTTTGGCTTTAGATGAAGAGAGACATTTACCAGGTGGATTCCCGCGCGGAAAAGTACTATGTTACGATACTCATTTAAAGCGTTATGTACCGCTAGAGAATCTAAAAATCCGTTTTACACTGGGTTCGAATATTGAGGAGGTTTATACAGACAAAACTGGATATTATGCTATCAACAATAAATTGATCGACAACCAGGCAACGGTAAGTTTTGTTTTTCAGCACGAAAAATGGACGATTGTCAAGGGTTCTGAGGAAGGAGGACGGATAGAGGAAATAAAGGGAATTTATGGAGAATTAAGAAGTGGTAAAGATTTGAACTTTAATATTAACTCTTCTTCGGCTCCGGATCCCCGCTACGAAATTCATCGTGCAGTCAATTTTTATCATTATGGCGAACACGATTTTATAATTTCTACTTTTGTTAATAACAGAATATCAATAGTTGCATTAGCCGTTGATCCTGGTGGGTGGCAAGGCCGATTTAATTATTGGCCGACTTCTGTGGGGAGAATGCCTTTTATACAAGTTGGCAATTGTAACAGGAATAATCATCCGAGACTAATAGGAACCACTTTGCATGAATTTATGGGCGGGAGATTCAGATGTACAAAAGAGTATAGCAGGAGTAGTACCATAAGATGCGGTAATGCAACGAGTTAGGGGAGCATGTCAAATTTTTGCGCTCGATTTCAGTTGTACATTTACTTGGATTTGCTTGTATTGAGCTTGTATTTTGGAGCCGCAGCTCGCGGCGATACTTGGATTCTGGTGGGATTTTACTGGGCGCGTAGTTGTACTGCGTGCCCTTTTACATGTACTATGCCTGATACAAGGGCGTGAGGCCGCGAAATCGACCAAAAACGGGCAAATCTCGTCTTCTTATCTTCGCACCGCATGGGGCCTCCGGATTGCGGTCTTCGATAATCCTCCATTCGCAAAAATTGTACATCTGAATTTAATGAAAAAATGGCCTCTTTTTGAGTTGGGGAGAGTATTGGGGTGAGTTTTGGGGAGAGTTGTTAGGGGGATTCAACCCCCTATCTGGACAAAATAAAAGGCAAAATCCGGTATTTTGAAGCGATAAGCCCCCCTATAATACCAAATTTTGACGGGTTTTATTCCATTATATCTACGACGTAATGCGCTAATAATCAATAATAAGTCGATAATACAGCATAGAAAAGCATGCAAAATAAATTTCCGCATGCTTTTAGACCCTTTTTAGGGGCCGATTGTCCTCATTCTGCACGCACAACACCGATGACAAGACTCAACGAATAGATTTTGGCTTTTTCGAGGGGAAATGGATCGTACTCTGGATTATCCGAGACCAATATAATATGGTTCTCGTCTACTCCTTGTTTCACCCGTTTAATGAGTACCCCTTGTTCACTATCTATTACATAAGTACGGTTCCATTGAAAGAAAGTGTCAAGAGGCAGTCGTTTACATGCCACGATATCCCCGCTGTAATACTTCGGTTGCATCGAATCACCTTTTACGGGAATCAGAAATTCGGCGCCCTTAAACATTGGGATCACGTAATGCTCGCATTCATATTCCATCACCGCCTGGCTGTTCTCTGTCAGCGCTCCGGCCATCGCGTCGATCGGAATCAGAGGAATGCCTTCCTTCGATTTATAAGCGATTGGTATTTCCTCGTGTGCAATGATCTGCTGAGCGGAAGTATTCAGCATATTGCCTTTCCCAGTTAAAACCCAAATAGGGTTTAAGTCTAAACAATAGTCTAATATTTTTAGAAGGACACCTTCTCCCAAATCAGCATCTCTCCTTTCTTGGGTTCGTAAATATCCATTAGAAAGCCCGATCTCTTTTTCTAATCGTGTGGGTTTTAAGCCTTTTGCGCTTATATACTCAAATATTCGATTTATAGCTTTCATGGATTATAGAAAAAAGTTTACAATATACTTGCTTTAATAAACAATAGTCTATATATTTGCATCGAGGTTTCAAACGGAACCTTTGCGACAAATATACGAAAATAATTGATTTTATGGCAAGAGTACTTGTAGAACATGGGGAGGTCGTCAAACTGGCGAAGTTTCTCGGGATTGCCCGTAAGACCGTCAGGGAAGCTTTGAGCGGCCAGACGAATACCCCATTGGCCCGCAAAATCCGCAAATTGGCCATCGACCGCGGCGGAGTAGTTCAACCGACACGAACCTATAAACGATAGACCATGAACAACACGCGCAGAAAGAGTCTTCGGGAGCTTATCGAGAGGACGGAGGGTATCAAGCTGGAGATCGAAGAACTCCGCACCGAAGAGGAGGAGTACTACAACAACATGCCGGAGGCCTTCCAGGACGGCGAAAAAGGCGACCGCGCCCAGACGGTGATCGAATACCTCGACGAGGCGATGACGGCCGCGGGCGACATGATCGAGAACCTAACCTCAGCGGCAGAATAACATGACGGACATGAAGCGCTTTCTGAAATACTGGATGATCCGGCTACTGGGCCGTGAGTTCATTGCCTTGCCCGTGAGGTGTAAGTTGGTTGGGCTGTGGTGGGTTTCCTCCATGTGTCTTGTTTGCGGGTGGGCAGAAACGAACCCGCTGTGGTCGCAACTGGTCGTTACCGCGAATTTCGTGGGGAGCTGCATCGCCATGAAGACAATCGCCAAAACGACAGAGAAACAATCTTAAAATCTATACAATGAGCAAAAACAGAATTATTCTGAACATTCAGCAATTAATCGGTCGAGTTGAGATCGTAGTTTCTCCCGATGAGGAAAATATTGATTTACGTTCACTCCGCGAAAAGTTAAAGACACGTCTGGCCGAATGTTGTTTAGAAGCACTCGACAATTTCCGGCAGCGTCCGCTGCAATCTCCTGCACGGAGCGTTCGACCTCGACCCCGTTGTGGATTATACGAACATTCAAAGCCTCATCGATACAAGCATCGAAGAGCGAGCAAGCCAGCAGGGAGGATTCGGAAAGTCCGCTGATAAACGAAAGAATTTCTGATTTATCCATAAATCGCTAAATGTTTGTAGTTGACAGCACAAATATAGCGATTTTCCCGTGAACGCACAGGCGTTACTCCGGAGCGATACCGGCACGGGAGCAAAAACAAAAAGGTCGAAGAATGGAAGTTATTGAAGGCAGGCTTTGTATCACGCATGAAGAGCTGGCAGAAATTATGACGCCGGATCTGATCAAGTGGTATCGCCGGAATAGAAAAATCGAGCAGATGCAACGCGGTTGTAAAGGTCGTACTGCTATGTTTGTCGCAGATAGCCTGCCGACCAAATATAAGAACGCGCTCTACAAGACGCATCCGGACCTTCAGGAACAGGCCGCAAGCCGGGAGTTTCTCGACACGATCGAGCCGGACGGGACCGCCATGAACTTCTACGCCGAGTATAAAATCGAGGGTGCCCGTGGTCTGAGCTTTGCCAAGCAGCAAGAGTATTCAAACAATGCCGCTATTTTGGAGGCGTTCCGCAAACGGATCGAAAAAGCCGATTCGCAACGGCTCCGTCAGAGCCACCCGAGGATCAAGAAAACGGAATTTTGGGCGCGTGCCGCGCGTGCCCTTCGTCGGATCGGGGACAAGTACCCCCATTCGCTGCCGGAGAATCCGCGTCGTTTGCAGGAAAAATTCAACCAGTTTTTTCAGGGCGACAAACCCAATTACGAGGTATTAGTCACAGGAAAATTCGGGACGCGGAACGCGGCGATCATTCGCACAGAAGCGCAACAATCATTGCTGAAAACCCTGATGGCGGATTCACAGAACCTGAACTTTCAGCAGATCGCCAATATGTACAATGCTGTCGCCGAGAAGATGAATTGGGGAACGATTGATCGCACGGCCATCGTTAAGACCTGGGCGAAACGCTGGGGTCTCGAAACTGCAGCCGGGCGTTTGGGAGCTGGTGAGTTTCGCAACCACCTTTCAATGCAGGCGAAACGTCGCCGTCCCTCCCTTCCGCTTTATATGTGGAGCCTCGACGGCTGGGATGTAGAATTGTATTTCCAACGCACAGCGACCGACAAACGAGGTTATAACGTTACGACCTATTCCAATCGCCTTACGGTGGTCGTGGTACTCGATCCGTGCGTGAATTATCCGATCGGCTACGCCATCGGAGAGCAGGAAAGCCCGGCACTCATCAAGGAAGCCCTTCGAAATGCCGTGAACCATACGACCGAGTTATTCGGACGACGTTATCGCTCGAACCAGATTCAAAGCGACCATTATGCTTTGAAAACGATGTTCCCGATCTATACCGTCGTTGGTGACAAGGTCACGCCCGCCCAAGTGAAGAATGCCAAGACGAAACCCGTCGAGCGGTATTTCAAATCACTGAATGAAAACTACTGCCAATATTACCGGAACTGGTCGGGCTTCGGCATTACTTCGGATAAGACAAAACAGCCGAACGCCGACGCGCTGAATGCCCGCCGCAAAGAATTTCCTGACGAAGCGGGATGCCGGGCGCAGATCGAGCAGATCATCGCCTCGGAACGAGCAGCCAAACGCGAAGAGTATCTGAAATTGTGGGCTGCGGTTCCGGAGGAGCGACGTCTGCCACTCCCGCTGGAACAATACCTACTCAATTTCGGAGTGCAGACCGGGTATAAGAATGCCCTCGAAGGTTCGGGGCTGAATGTAAGACTGCTCGGCGCCCGCCACACTTACGACTGTTTCGATATACAGTTCCGTCAGTACGCCCACATTCGCTGGAACGTATTATACGATCCGGACAATCTCGATCGGGTTCTTGCGGTGAACGACGACGGTACGTTACGTTTCCTGCTTGAAAGCAAATATGTACAACCGATGGCGCTGGTGGAACGGACCGAAGGGGATGCTGCCCAGCTTGCCCGGATACAACAGCACAACCGGCAGCTCGAGGGTTACATCAAGGGAGAGATCGCCGTTGCGGGCGCACACGTCGATCAATTATTCACCCATAATCCTCAACTGGACAACACGCTGGCTCGAACGCTTCTGTGCGATTCCCGCGGCCAACACAAAGACCAGCGCAACGCCCGGCGCCTGGCTTCCGTGGATGTAACGGCCATCGAAGCAAAGATCGCTGACAACATCGCTACACTGGCGGCTCAACCCGCTCCAAAGAAAGAGTCAATATTTAATCTCTACTAATATGAAAACAACCGAAAAACAAGCCATTGCCGCCCGTCTGAAGGAGTACTGCGAGAACAAAGGCAGCCAAAACAAGGCGGCCGCGACGCTCAAGGGCGTAAGCCCTGCGACGCTTTCGCAGATGCTTAACGGTAACTGGGAGCTTATCACCGAGGAAATGTGGCGCAATGTCGCTGCGCAGATCGGCTACGACGCCCGGCAATGGATCATCGTCCAGACCGAGGGTTACAACCGGATGTACAAGCTGCTCGCCGATGCCCAGGAGAACGCGCTGGTGCTGGCCGTGACGGGCGATGCCGGGTGCGGGAAGTCGCAGGCGATCGAATACTACGCCCGTCATCACCGCGACGTGTTCGCGCTGTCGTGCTCGGAGTATTGGAACCGCAAGCAGTTCCTCACGGAGCTGCTGCAGGCGATGGGTGTCGAGGCCACGGGCAGCACGGTCGCCGAGATGATGTCGGAAGCCATTTTGACGCTCAAGCGCAAGGCCACGCCGATCATCGTGCTGGACGAGGCCGATAAGCTGAGCGACCAGGTGCTCTACTTCTTCATCTCGCTCTACAACAAGCTGGAGGACCATTGCGGGATCATCATCTGCGCCACGGACTACCTCAAGAAGCGCATCACACGCGGGGTGAAGGCCAACCGCAAAGGGTACAAGGAAATCTATTCGCGCGTGGGCCGGAAGTTCATCCCGATGCCTGTGGTGAATGGCGAGGACATCGCGGCGGTTTGCGTGGCGAACGGAATTACGGACCGCGCAACGATCGAGGAGATTATCGACGACAGTGAGTGCGACCTGCGCCGGGTCAAGCGGCGTGTGCATGCAGAGAAAAAACGGCTTTCAAACAATGATTAAACGATGTTCGAATATGTGGGTCGTTGTAGTCGATACGAATCGCTTGTGGTATCTGGCCAAAGGCTGTCCGCGGGCGTATGCCAGCGGGACGGTGCAGGCGGAGTGGACGAACCAGGCGAAGGACGCCCGGATTTTTCCGGACCATGCGGAAGCCGACCGGATCGCAGCAATGTTATCCACACGACATGGAATAAACGCGCAGGTCAGAGAGTATGCCCCGAAAAGCCATAAGCAATAAGAATGTCGCGGATGCGAAATTCGATCCGGCGCCGTTCGACGGGCCTTTCAAGGCGGCGCTGGGACGTCCCGAGTTGAAAGGGTCGTGGCTGATCTTCGGCAAGTCGGGCAGCGGCAAGACGACGTTCGCGTTGCAGCTGGCCAAATACCTGACACGCTTCGTCGATAAGGTCGCTTTCGATTCGCTCGAACAGGGGCTGTCGCTGTCGATGCAGAAAGCCTGGAAGCGTGTGGACATGGAGGAGGCGGGTTCGAAAGTGATCTTTCTGGACAAGGAATCTCTCCCGGAGCTGCGGGACCGATTGTCGAAGCGCAAGAGTCCGAACGTGATCGTCATCGACTCAGTGATCTGCTTGGTCGGAATGCGGCTGGCAGACTACCAGAAGTTGATGAACGACTACCCGAACAAGCTGTTCATCTTCCTGGCGCATGAGGACGACCGGGGCAACCCGTGGCCAGCACTCGCGGAGAAGATACGCAAACTCTCGGACATCAAGATGCACGTCGAGGGGTACAAGGTTTTCACGACGACGCGCTACGAGGACCGAACGAAGGGCGAAGGCGGCGAGGACTTCACGATCTGGGAAGAAGGCGCCGCGGAATACGATGCGAAACTTTAATACTCAAAATATGGCACAAAATATCATGGATAAACAGAAAAAGTGGCTGCTGCGGCAGTTTCACACTCTTTGCGGCAGGTTGCACCTATCTGCCGAGGAGAAGGCCGCGATCATCGAGGGTTACGGCGTGGAGAGTTCGGCGGACATCGGCAATGACGACCTGCTGACGATCTGCCGGACACTCGAGGAACGCCTGGACAAGGACGCGCTGAAGATGGACCGCCTGCGCAAGCAGGCCATCGCCGCCATTGGCGGATGGCTGCGGATGCAGGGCAAAGAGGAGGGCATCGCCCAAATCAAGGCCATCGCCTGCCGCGCCACGCGCTACGAGAACTTCAACAAGATTCCGGCCGAGCGGCTGCGCAACATCTACAACACCTTCCTCAACAAACAGAAGGATTCGAAAACGATCGACGAACTGGTAAGCATGGCGATCTATTCGCAGAGTGCGAGCCGCCAAACCGCCTGTTGATATGATTCCCGCCCTGGTTCCCTACATCAGCCGCTATTACGACGATTGGCGGCGCAGTTCCCGGCGCTGGTGCTCCTTCTTGGGCATTCTCCCGGATGCGGACGACGTACTGTCCGACGTGCTGGAATCGCTATGCCGTCGTTCGGAGGCGTTTCAGTTCGACCTGCTCGCCCGTGAACAGTCCGGAGAACGCCCACTGCTTTTCTATGTGCTCGGAGCGCTGCGCACAGAGGCGATTCGCTATGCGCAAAAATCCCGCATAACCTGTTCGATTGAGCGCTTCCCGCAACTGATAGAGAACAACGGGGCGGATACGGAAGTGTCGGCCGAACTGTTCGCCGCATTCCGGGAAGTGGAGGCAATATTCCGAGGCGACGATTTCATTGACGAAGACCTACAGTATGGCGGATACGGCCGTTTGACTCGCTATGTGACCCGCATCAAGGGGAAACACGGTTTCCGTCCGATAATCAAGTATCTAGTGAGTCTTTCGGACGGCTCCCGGCGTCAGTTCTGCCGCCGCAGCTCGGCGATCGCATTCCTCGCGGGGCGAAATACCCCCCCCCGAAAAATCGGACGGACAATCAACTGAAAAGAACGAACAACAACCTTTTAACCAATAGATAACATGAAAGTAAAAGTAACCTGGCGGGCGAACAACCCGTTTATCGCGCCGGACAAGCGCGATGTGATCAGAACGGCTGAGGTTTCCTCGGACAAACTCAATGACGTGGATCGTGTCGAAGAATGGGCACGCGAGGCCACTCCGGAAGGATTCCACCTTCACCAGATCGACTGCAACATGTGGCGTATGGAATACGACGACGAAGCGAAACGAATCATCAAATAACAACGACAATGGGACAGAAATCAATTATCGGCTGCGGCTACGTGCCGCGCGGCGCAAGGGCCATGTGCCTGAAAACGAAAACTGAAGCCAATCTCGGTATCCACACGTATCAAATTATCTCCGATCCCTACGAAGGCGAGCTGGTTAAACGAGTTCGCACGCCTCTGGCTCTATTGGAAGAATACCATGAGACTCGGTATAAAGCGATGGTGGTAAACATTCTCGATCCTCAGACGGGACTGACCTACGCCGTAGAGTACCACCCAGCAAACCTTGTCCGCAAGGATGCCGAGTCGCCGCAGGCTGCGACGTCCGAGTCCTCCAAGATGGACTCGGCGGCTTACATCAAGCAAATACGGTCGTTCACACAAGCACTCGATCAGATAGCGAAAGACAATCCGGATGTGGAGAACGATTGTGGCATACTGCTAATCTATAACCGCATCAATGAGGATGGAAAAACCTACACGGGAGGCCGATTATTCGGCGGCAATTTCCGCGCCCTTCAGTTCGGGCTGAAGAAATTATTTTCCGATAATTCGCAATTTCGCTTTCTGTTAGCTAAACTAATCGAGAACGCTGCGATGAAACGTGCCCATGATGTTCTGATGAAATTAGATGGTATCGTATGCAGTGAGCGCGACGAATGACCGAGGTGCTGCTACGCTATGCGGAGGTTGCGCGGGAAACGGCCCGCCGCTTCGCGGAATTGGGGGTGCTGCTGGATATTCTGTGGGCCGGAGGGCCTCGGATAAAAAAGGGAAAAAACACATTAAAAGAAAAAATTGTATGACAAAGAGAGAAAAGAAGATCATCCTCTCGGGCGTCACGCGCGACCAGATGGAGGATGCATTCGGACGTTATGCCACGGCAGACGCCGAGGCTCAGAGCATCACGGCTGAAATGGATCGGCAATTTGTCGCTATCCGCGAACAGTATGCCGATCGCCTGGCAGAACTGGAAGGCCAAAAGCGCGAAGCCTTCGAAGTGATGCAGGTTTTCGCCACAGAACAGCGTGAAGTGTTGTTTACGAAGCGCCGATCGCTGGAAACGACACACGGTATTATCGGATTCCGCACGGGCAACCCGAAACTGAAAAACCGCAGGGGCTTTACGTGGGCGGCGGTGCTGGAGCTGGTAAAGACATTCCTGCCGAAGTACATCCGCCAAACGGAGGAGATCGCCCGCGACAAGATGCTCGCCGACCGGGACGAAGAAGGCATGGAGGAATTGTTCGCCAAGTGCGGCGTCTATGTTGATCAGGACGAGGCGTTCTATGTCGAACCCAAAAAGGAGAAGGAGGATTAAGCCGAATGGAAAAGACGCGGGAGTATCGCAAGACGACCGTCGAACTATGCCGCAACTGTGGTGGCCGGGGTTATGTTACCGAGGATCACTTTTTCGAACATGAGGACGGATCATCGCAGAAGGTAGGCCACACGACCTGCCCTTGCCCAGTCTGCGACGGTCGGGGTCGAGTCTGGAAGGTGAACGAGGGCTCGGTGAAGATCGAGCCTTTCGCCGGACAGACCGAATAAAAAAGACCCGCCAACCGAGAAATCAGCTAACGAGTCAGAAGATCGAAGTTTTGACAAAGATAGCGATTTTTTCGGAGAATGGGCAAAAAAGGAGGGAAAAGGAACATTAACACGCTGCGACGCATCCGCCTTGTCTGCGCGATTGTGAAGGAGCACTACGAACCCGGTGTGCTGAAAAAGTGCTATAAAGCCGTATGGAGAGAACATGTCTATCCGGTTTATCCGATGTGCTACCGCACATTTCTCAACTACGTTTCCACCTCTCCGGCTTTGCTTCGGGATGCCGAAGCCGCAGAGCGGTTCAAAAGCTCCGATCAGCTCTCGCTATTTTGACGATACCCCCGGCCAGATTGGTCGGGGGTATTTACTATTTTGCGGGACTGATCCCGAGGTGCAAGGGCTGTGTCGTCGGCTGGGGAAGATCACACCCCGAGGCGTCGCGGCAATGTGTCACCCAGCTTTCAATGTCCTCGCAGACCTCCCCGTGATCGTGATCCGTTTCGGATTCGTATGCCCGCATCGTCCCGACTTGGCGGATGCCGTCGTCGTAGGAGAACCCGAGCAGGGCCTGTGTGAGGGCGTCGATGATGTCGAACCGCTCGAGGGCCTTGTCCCGGTATCTGTTCCCGGCTTCTGCCGTGGCCACGGTCGTAGTGATGACGTGCAGGCGCAGCACGATATCAGCCTCCCGGACCCGTAACCCAACATAGCCCCAGCGGATAGGTTCGAACTCGCAAAATACTGCGGGAGTGGGGAACGGCCGCTGCTTGGTAAGCTGAGCAATATTCTCGTTCCATAGGTCGAAATGCAGAAATACCGGATGTTTACCGGTTCGCTTTTCAGCATCCGGCTCAAAAGTCGGAATGCCATCGATCCATACAACCTGCTTGAGCCGCTGTTCAAGTACCGAAAAAAGAGTTTTTCTCATTACCGTGTGATTTTTGTAAGGTCCCTGCTGATACGATCTAAATGGTGGGTCAAGACCGCGGTGATCGCCTCTCGTACCTGGCTGTGGTCGCCGATGAACTGTCGTTGGGGCATCTTCATCGTCCGGGTATGCGCCCGGACACGGTATCGCCGTCCAGCGCGACTGCGATAATGCGCCGGGACGTTTTGTCGGAACTGTCCGCCCTCGTTGTGCAGAGCGGCATAGGGTTTATCGGATGTAAAGACAACCCCATTGCCCTGTACTGAAGCCCGTATTCCACGGCGCATGGCGCCTGTAACAATTAGAATTGTCGTGCTGCCACCTTTTGAGAGCACCTTTTTCGGCGTCCATTTGTCACCGAAGAACCCCTGCCTGCGGAAATTGTTATCGAACATCTCCGCGAGCTTCACCCGCATATCGCGCAGCACAGCGGGCATGATGTCGTGATTTTTAGGCATTTTTTTGTCTTTGAGTGAAAAAACTGTTATTTTTGCGAATATGGATGTCCCAATAAAAGTTCAAGAAGCCGCGAAAGGTCTCATCGACATGTACGGCCTTTCGTTCGACTACCTCGGAAAATACGAGGGAGCGGACTTCTATATGTTCGTTTTTCCCGAGGATTCGAATACGGGGTTTCCACACGTCTATCAACTTGAAAACGACGAAGTGCTGGAGATCACGGGGTTCCCGGCCCTTGATATCATCGGCTTATTTGTCAAAGAGTGACAGGAAATCCGTGTCGAACAATTTATTGTCCACGCGCATCACTCCCCGTTTGTAAAACGGCGTCGTCGCCCCTTTTTCACAAAGTTCGTCGATGCTTCTCCGGGCTCCTTGCAGGCTGTCGAACGCTTGGGGTTCGATGTAGCTGAGAGTTCCATCTTCGAACCGCTGCAAGACCGTAGCGTGTCCGCCGCCTCCCCGCCAGCCGATAGTCAGTATATAAACGCCTTTCTCCTTGCAACTCTCCTCCAGGAACTCCCGATAGCGCTTTTCGGTCATTTTCTTGTATCCTTTCCGCGTCATCCACTCCAGCGTCAGAGTCGGTGTGGCCGCTGTTCCGTCGATATTTTTCCACATCTCGAAGGAGCGATTGCTGGCCACGGAGTCGTTCAGGGTTCCGGAGCCTGCGACACGGCCTTTCGCCTTGACGTCGAAACCCAGCAGACGTAACGCATAAGCCGGGGCGCACGTGGCGCAGTTGATACTGTATTGTACATCCGAGGGCTTATACTCGGGATTTCGGCTGTACCTGTTTCCCCGCCGATCCCGATACAGGCCCTGCGGGTCTAAAACATACTCTTCTCTGTGCTTCGGATTCGCAGACTGTTCATCGGCCTGTTCGACGGTCATACGCTTTCCTTTGGTCATCTTCAACACCTTTTCGATCTCGAGATTGTGTTCAGCGATGGCCCGTTTTTCTTCGGCCGAAAGGTTGTCTGGTAGCTCCCCGATCATTTCCTCGATACGCTGTGCGGTCATCTCTTCCTCGGAAATCTCCCGGATCACCTCCTTGACCTGCTTGGGCGCCTTATAGTATGGATGCTTCTCGGGGTATATGGTGAGCGTCTTTCCGGCATTGAATCGGAACATCTGTGCCTTGAGGTCGCGGGTGTACTCGTCGCCGATGGCCGTCACGGCATCGCTATCGGAGCGGGGATACTCTCCGCGCAGAACCTGCACGACGTTGCAGCGGCAGTTCCAGCCGTTCGGCGGGAGGTAACGGTCCCAGAACTTGTCACCGGGTGGAAGTGTTACGCCATCAAGCTGTCGGTGCGCCTCGCGCACACGTTCGTCTCCCGCCGTGCGGTACTGCAGGTCGTACTCGTCGCCGTCCTTTTCCCAGTCGTGCCACTTTACAGCCATCTGTGCGGAATGGACGGCGTGGTTGTATTCAGCATAGAGGTAGTTGCTGTTATAACGGGCATCTATGGCCTTTACGTCACGGTGAAAATCGGCAAAGGATTTGGTGTTGCCCTCCTCATCGGTGAGCGACAGGCCGACCTCCGAGAGCGAATGGTAGGTTTTCAGTCCCGAAAAAATAAAGACGTTGTTGCGCAGTGCCGCCGTGAGCTCGGGCGGCGTTTTATGCGATACGATGAGCGCGGATGAGAGCACGCGGTTCGTCTCGTCGATTAGTCCCCGCACGCGCTCGTCACGCAGCATCGCGGGCGAAAACTCCCCGCTTTCGTACACAGCCCGTGCGGCTTTGTCGAATGCAGCGTGCCGGAATTGCGGCATTTCGTCCTTTTTCAGGGTGAGTGCGGCGCTGTCGTACAGATCACCCATTGCCCTGCGGAAAAGAGCGTAGTTGAGCGTTCCCGCGGCGTGTGTGGCGGTTTTGTGTTCGGGACTGTCCTTTCCGCTATCAGAATCAGCCCCTACTCGAAAAAACCGTCCGAGCGTTTTCCTACAATGGGGATTTTGTAGCGGTCGATGAAGTACTTCGGGTCAACGTCGTAGTATTGCAGCAGCACACGCTCCATCTCGCGGCGCTCAGCGGGAGAATAGGAGGCAGCCTCGTCCCAGTCGAAACTTATCCCGTCCAACGGGAACCCGTGTTCGATCATCAACGGGATGAGCTTATCATTGACAATGTTTTTGACCATCGTGGCGTCGGCCGCACAGACATTCTCGAAGATTTCGAGGTGTACCTCGCTCTGCGAAAGGGATGACCCGTTGTCGATGGTCATCGTCTGGTTCAGGATACCCTTCGACATTTCGGAATTGGCCCGGTCGATACGGCGATCGTAAACGTTGAAGGCGTCGCCGCGACTCGACTCCTTGATGTCGATATCCGTGCCATCGGGGAAAAGTCCCCAGGCTGCAGGTCCCATATTCTCGAGCATCGTTTCGATGCGGCTGCGTTCCGAGCTGGTTTGAACATTGGTTTTGGCAATGCGGATCGGCATCCCGAACAGCTCCCCGAAGACATCCCAATATGCCAGCATGTTCTTTTTCGAGAACGCCTGCGGAACGCACTTGAGCAGTAGTCCGAGGTCGCGGGGTTTCCCGACCTCAATACACCATTTCGAATACGGTCCTGTTCGGAAGCTCACGCCCCGCTGGGGATCGTCGCCCGCGTCCTTAACAATAACGCCGAACTCCTGGATCACATGTTTACGGGGCACGATCGACACGTCCGTAAAAGTACGGACCCCGTTAATTGTCGTTACGTCACCCATTTGAATGAGCGAGTGCCCCCAATACCGGGATTCGAGAACATAACTTACGAAATCAGCGAACCACTGACGCTTGAAAATCTTTTGGGCTTCGGCATCCTCTTTCCCGTCTTTGGTCTGTAGGAAGAACTTCTTTTGCAGGGTCTTTCCGTCGCGCTGGCCCATGCAGCCCGTCAGGTGGAGATCGATCAGCGCATCGGTGTAGCAGTCGTAGAGTTGCGAACGTTTGGGATTCTCGACATTGATAGCCATCTGCCATGCCGTGCGCCAGGTGGCGATATCCTTCTGCGTGAGGTTGTCCGTCACCTGTTTGAGCTGTATGAGAACGCTGCGCTTCTGCTCGGAGGTCTTGGCGGTACGCGCAGCCATGAGCAGCGACTCGTAGGTTCTGCCCTCAAAATCGTTTCTATTCGGGAGATTCCGATTCTTACCCATTCAATCGGTATTTAACAGGTCTTTGAAAAGTGTTTAATACCCGTATCGGCGGGCCGGAAGTGATCCGAACCGCACGGGGTTCTGCGTATCTTCGCCCTCTTCGGATCGGTAGAGCGGCAGGTCGGGCGTGGCCTTTCCGCTTTGGACATCCTTGAGCCATGCGATAGCATTGTTATACATTGTCTCTCGCTGCTCGTCACCCATGTATTGCGGCAATGACCGTCCGAGGTAGTAGAGGGCGATACTGACCACGACGCGCACGAGCATCGGGTTGCGGTCGGCGCCCTGCTGCGCGAAGGCTTTGCGCGTGTCGTAACGAGACCGCAGATAACCTTCGGCCTCCTCTTGTGCGCTCAATTCCGCCCGGATACGATTCTCGGGATCGCTCTGCGTGATGATATCGAGCACCTCGCCCGTGCATACGACCTTGTAGTCCTTATCTTCGAGAAACATTCGTCAGTTGGTTTTATAGATCGCTGCGGCCGCAATGTCTGCGACCGTCACGCCAGGCCGATAAAACCTTTCACGTACCAATCGCCGGATGCGCTCCTTCGACACACACAAGGGACGTCCTCCGAGGTTGATGACGAACTGTTTCTTTCCCGTCCGACGCTTGCGTTCGTCGGCCAGATGAATCTGTTTTTTGAGGCGGTGCCGGAATACCAGCGCCCTGAATAGTTTTACCATAGCCTTTTCGATGATATGTGTCTGCGCCCGATCGACGGCACGAATGCCTGTTCGCGGGTGTGCTGCTGTAATTTGTAGATCGCTCCTTCGTCAGCATCCGGGGCGTCGTCGTGCCCGGACATCCCCTTCTCGAAGCAGAGGGTTTGGTCGATGGCCGTGAGCATGTCGGGGTCGCGCTGCATCCGGGCGTTGTAGAATACGAATCCGCGCTCCCAGAGGGGCGATATGGCCTCTATGCGCTGGAACTTGTCGGGCTTCTTGCGCTTGTCGGCACGGATCGGAAGCTGATAGCCTCGCAGCTTACCCTCGCGCGTGAACTCGTCGAGGAGGATGTCCTGCAGGAAATTCGCCTCGATGTAATATTCGACCACGACGTTCTCGGGCACCCGCTCGTGCAGGTCGTAGAACCAGCGCACCATCTCCGCGACGGAGCACTGCCGCACGAAGGCCGCAAGGCAATGAAGCTCGGTTCCGACCTTGCCCCACAGCTTGATGGCCTTGTAGTCGTTTTTAGAGGAGCTTTTGAACGACGGGTCGCAGTAGGCGACCAGGTAGTCGTACTTGTTGAGCGGCAGCGGCTCGCGCCAGCGAATCCACTCCTGCCGGAATACGGCGCCTTCGGTGATGGGGTTGTTCATGAACTCCTTCTGGAAGGAGCGGTATCCCATGAAGTCCGCCATCTGCTGCACCTCCTCGCGTGTCCATTTGGCCGCCCAAGACACGTTGCTCTGTTTGTCGAGAATGTTCACCTGCGAAACGTGCATGCCTTTGGAGCGGGCCATCGCCGCCAGCACGGAGTTCTTGCTGATGAGGTTGCCGACCATAATGAACCGCCCGCGACCGCCGTCGAGTGTACCGAACAGGGCCTCCTTGACCCAGTTCGTGAGGCGCTTCACGCGGCTCTCGTTCTCGCACAACTCGTCATCGTCGAGGTCGTCGATTGTGATGTAGTCGGGTCGTCGGCTGCGGTAACGCAGACCGCGCGGGGACTGTCCGCGGCCACGGGCGAAGAAGGCGCAACCGTCAGCTGTAACGAAACGGCCTTCCTGCCAGTCGCCCGCGTTGTACTGCACGCCGAAGTCGGCGATGTAGCGTCGATTGAACTGCAACTCGGCCTGCAGGTCGCCGAGCAGCGTCTTGGCATTCTCCTCGGACTTGCCGACAAGGACCATGACGTTCAGCTCGCGCGGCTCCTGAATTTTGAGCCACATAGGAATGAAGATATCGAAATGGGTGCTTTTGGCATGGCCGCGTGCCCATTTCTCGACACCCTTGTAGTTGCGGTTGCGGAACACGCGGTTCGCTGCCTCGATCTGGAACGGGGCGCACGTGGTATGCTTGCCTGTCGCCGGGTCGTCGGTATAATGCGGGAAGTAATATTCGACGAAGAAATTGTAATCGCGCCGTGCCCGGCGGATGCGGGCCTGCTTCTCGGCGGGAGCTTCAGGCAGAATAGGCGTGCGCTCCTGTACGGTTCGGCACCACCGCTGCCATTCGGCAAAGGTTTTGGTTATGTTGGAAGCCATCGTTATTTGCCTTTACCGACACCGAGCGTTTCGATGACGAATTTGTTTTGCAGGTCGTTCACCGTCATACAGAGCTGCGGTGTGACCTCTGGGTCGATTTCCGAGCGCCCCTCGAGCCACTTCCCGAAATTCATGAAGCACTCCATATAATCCACGGCCGATACTTCCTTGTCGAGAGTCTTGATCGTCGCGGCGAGCTTGGCCAGTCGGTCGCTGGTCCCTCCGATATCGGTGATGTCCTTGTTGTTGCCGAGATTCTCGGCGACATTATTGATCGAGCGCAGGATATTGTTCACGACTTGCTTGCGGGTAAGCGACTGCGCTATTTTCTTTTCGGCCCAACATCCTGTTGTAACCCATGCGTTCACGGTGTTTTTCGAGACGCCGACTTTCTCGGCGATGATGTTCTGCGGTGTACCCTGCATGTACAGGAGCTCGGCGAACTCTTTCAGCTCGGAAGCTATTCTTTTACCCATTCATAAAATGAAATGATCCCCCGACGGGGCGTTAGACAGGACAAAAATGCACCTTAAACAAGGGTGTAGAAAACAGAGTGTAAGATTTTTACACTCTGATTGTTGCTGTAACTTACACATTGCATCTTTGCACCAGAATCGCGGGGTGGAGCAGTCGGCAGCTCGTGAGGTTCATTCCCTCAAGGTCGCAGGTTCGAGTCCTGTCCCCGCAACAAACCCTTTTTTGCATCCGAGGCCATCCGCGCCGCCGACCTGCGTGTCGGCGGTGTCCGGGGCCGAAAACGATTGAATGGCACGAGAAGCAGTCATCAGCACCAGCGCCCTGAACGCTTATGGAACCCGTATTCTTACCGAAGGGCTCGACATCGAACAGTATAAAAAGAACCCCATCGTGTTGTACATGCATCGGCGCGGTTCCCGCGAGGACATTCCCATCGGCATCATGGAGAATATCCGCGTAGAGGGCGACAAGATTTTCGGAACTCCGAAAATCGACAAGGACACCGAGGAAGAGAAGGTCATTGCCGCCAAATGGGAACGCGGTACGCTGCGGATGCTTTCGGCGGGCATCGACATCATCGAATGTTCCGACGATCCGCAATACCTGGTGCAGGGGCAGACCCGCCCGACTATCATACGGTCCAGACTTTTCGAAGTTTCCATCGTGGACGTGGGAGCCAACGACGACGCCTTGCAAGTCCGCCTGTATAACGATGGTAAGCAGCTCACCCTTGCAAAAGACGAAGACAACGATCTGTTGCCCTTACTCAAACCCGACGACAAACCCAAAAACACGACTTTTCAGATGAATGAGATTTTGATGACCCTCGGTCTTCCGACGACGGCGACCGAGGCGGATGCCGTCAGCGCGATCCAGGCGCTCAAGGCTCAAAACGACACACTCACGCTGGCCCGTATCACGGATACCGTCACTGCTGCACGCGAAAGGGGCCTGATCACCGAGGCCCAAGAGCCAAAGATGCTCGAATTGGGCAAGAAGGCGGGCATTGAAACGCTGCGTGACACGCTCTCGATGATGACACCCGCCCGACGCCCTTCGGACTTCATTGACGAAAAGGGCTCTGGAAACGGACACCAGACGCTCGCGTGGGACAAACTCTCCGACGAGGAGAAGATGACCCTGCGCCGTGAGAACCCCACGCAGTACGTCCAAGCGTTCAAGGCCCACTACGGCGTGGCCCCGGACTTCATGAACGACTAACTCTAACTTTTTCCACGAATGAGAAAAATCCTTTTGGCCCTCCTGGGCCTCTTTACGGCGATAGGCATCAACTCCACGATCGGAGCGACGCTTGCCTGTGCCCTCGACTTCGCCCCGCTTGCGGGTGTTGCAACCGTGAATGGCGTTGCTCTGGTATCGGGGCTTTGCGGTGGCCTGCTGCCCTCGGGTGCTCTGGGCGCCGGCATCTACACCGAAGTGTGGACCGGGGAGCTTATCAAGGCGTTCCGCACGTCGGCCGAGAGCATCGGCTGGTATCAAGCCATCCGCTCCTACGACGCCTATGTGAAGCATGACGTGATCCACTTCGTCGATGTGGGCGCCGATCCCGAGATTCTGGTGAACAATACGACTTACCCGCTGACGGTTCAGGACCTCCCGGACGGCGACAAGGCCGTCGAGCTGGACAAGTTCCAGTCGCGTCCTACGCCCGTCACCGACGACGAGTTGCACGCCATTAGCTACGACAAGATGGCCCTGGTGATCGAGAAGCACAAGGACCAGTTCTTCGAGAAGAAGTATTCGCGGGCGATTCACTCGCTGGCTCCCGCGGAGAATGCTGCCAAGACTCCGGTTCTCGTGACGACGGGAGAAGCTACGGCCGACGGACGCAAGAAGCTGACCCGTGCGGACATCGTGGCGCTCAAGAAGAAGTTCGACAAGCTGAAAATTCCGAAAGAGGGCCGTATCCTCGTCCTGTGCGCGGATCACGTTGCCGACTTGCTGGAAACCGATCAGCGCTTCGAGAAGCAGGTGTACGACTACACCACGGGCAAGATCGCCAAGATGTACGGCTTCGACGTCTACGAGTACGACGAGTGCCCCTACTACGACACGACGACGCTCAAGAAGAAAGCCTACGGCGCCGTCGTGGGCGAAAACGACCGCCAGTCGTCGGTGGCCTTCACTACCAAGCGTGCGATGCGTGCCGACGGCTCGACGAAGTCCTACCTGCGCGAGGCGTCGAGCGACCCGGAGAACCAGCGCAACCTCTTCTCGATGCGCACCTATACGATCTGCCTGCCGTTGCGCAACGAAGGCTTCGGCGCCATCGTGAGCGCGAAGGTCGAGGCGGCGAAGGCAGCGGAGGCGGACTCCGAGTAAAAAACCGAAAGAATGAAAAAGACCCTGCAATATCTGGTCATCCATTGCACCGCGACCCCCGAAGGGCGCGAGGTGTCGGCCGCCGACATCCGGCGGTGGCACACCTCCCCGCCCTCGGAGGGAGGCCGGGGCTGGAAGCAGGTAGGATATACGGACCTTATCCACTTGGACGGGACGGTAGAGCGGTTGGTCGATAACAACGAAGATACCTTCGTGGACCCGTGGGAAATAACGAATGGCGCGGCTGGCTACAACGGAGTATCTCGGCACATCGTCTACGCCGGAGGCGTGGCCCCGGACGGCAGGACGCCGAAGGATACCCGGACGCACGCGCAGAGAGAGGCGCTCGCACGCTACGTTATCGACTTCCACGCGGCACACCCCGGGGTGCGGATCGTCGGCCACCGCGACCTTCCGTCCGTCCATAAAGCCTGCCCGTCGTTCGACGTCGGGGCCTGGCTGAAAACGCTCGGAATAGAACAATGACAACAGAAGTAATCCTTGCCCTTGTGGCGATTGTCGCCACCCCGTTGAGTGCGTGGCTCGGCTCGATATTCACACGACAAAAATATATGGCCGAGGTTAAGAGCTTGCGTGCCGACGTGGCGAAGAAGCGAGCCGACAATCAAGGTGTAGAGCTCGACAATGTCCGCCAGGGAAATGAAATTCTGCTGGAGCAGATCGTTAAACCGCTGAAAACGGAGATCAAAAACCTACGGCATGATGTCAATAAATTTCGTCGGGCTGTGGAGAAAATACCTGCCTGCCCTCATTCTACTGAGTGTCCTGTCAACCGCGAGCTGCTCGCCGATGAAGCGGACGGCGACGATGCAGAGCCACGCAAGGAGTGAGTTGCAGGCACAAGCGCTCCGCGAGGAACTATTGACGCATGACAGTCTGTTTTTTCGGGCACTGTGCGAGGAGCTGCTCCGGAGTTTCGACGGCGAGCAGCATCTGCACAGAGTTGTCGGAGAGGAGATCGAAACCGTCACACGGGAGTACGACACCTCCCGTCCGGTCGATACGCTGACCGGAACACCGCCCCTGCGGCGGGAGACCACCCAACGGCGGCGCCTTACGGATTCCACCAACGAGACGAACCATGTGCGACAGACCGAACATCGAATCCGGGCCGACACGACCCTCGGCAGTGACCATACCAAGCAGCAGCTTCGGACAGAAGGAAATACTTCCCAGCAGGAAGCCGTCGAAACAAATCTCGATATGGCCCGACGACGCGGACTTACAGTATGGCAATACGTCTTGTGTATTATCGGGCTGCTGGTCGTAACCTATGGCTCCTACAAACTTTTCAAGAAACGCTAAACACCATTTGACAATGGCACGAAAGAAAAATACAAATATTGCAGCAGCTGCGCAGTTACAGGATGCTGCACAGGCCGTCCAGGATGCGATGGAAGCTACCGCAGCGATTCCTGCGGGAGACGCCTCCGATGCTCCGGTTTCGGAACCCGTGGAAAAGCCCGCAGACGATATCTCCGACAAGGCTCCCGCCGGGAAGTCCGCAGCCCTTTCGAAGGACACCCAGAAAAACACAAGGGGTGTAGCCAAAGCTCCCGCGACCGTCCGCGAGAGTGCCGCGCAGCGCGTCGCCCGCGAAGTGTTCCGCAGCTACCCCGACCGCAAGGCCGTACATGTGGCCTCGGACGGCACGGCCTTCTTCAACCGATGCGACGCCGTCAATTACGGACGCACGCTCAAGGACACGACCGTTGTCGAAGTAATCAATCAAAAAAACAAAGCCTGATGCAGTCCTTAACATTCGAACGTACAAACGGCAACATTCCCCGCAAGCTGGCGGGCGAAGACCACATCTCGGGGATCATGTTCTACATGGACACGCTGCCGTCGGGATTTACCGAAACGGAGCGTATCAAGGCCATTTCGCAGATCGAAACGGCCGAGAAGCTCGGGATCACCGCTGACGCCGAGGAGTGGAGCATTCGCCTCGTGCATTACCAGCTCTCGGAAATCTTCCGCATCAATCCGGCCATCAGCCTCTACGTGGGTATCTTCCCGAAAGCTGAAGGTGCCAACACCTATGCCGATACGAAGAAGATGCAGAACTTCGCCGGAGGTCGGCTCCGACAACTCGGCATTTGGGAAGGCGACGTGGCATTCTCGAAGGAGAGCCTTACGGCCCTGCAGGGTGTCGCCGCGACGCTTGAGGGGCAGGACATGCCGCTGAGTATCCTCTACGCCCCGAAAGTTGCGGCCGTCGCATCTCTGCCAACGGATGTCGCAGGGGACAAGGAGCGCGTGTCGGTCATCATCGGCCAGGCCGGAAGCTCCACGGGGGCGACGCTCTATGCGGACGAAGATAACACGACGGCGAAAGCCTCCGTTTCGGGGCTGGGCGTCCTGCTCGGCATCGTTTCTCTGGCTTCCGTGCACGAATCCCCCGCGTGGATCGAGAAGTTCCCCGCGGGCATCGACGTTCCCGCCTTCGGGGACGGCACGCTGCTTACGGCACTCGACCGCGCTGTGGTCGAATCGCTCGATGCGGCCCGCTACCTGTTCTTCGTGACCTACTCCGGACTGTCGGGCTCGTACCTGAACGATTCGCACACGATGGACGATGCCACGAGCGACTATGCCTACATCGAGAACGTCCGCACGATGGATAAGGCCGTGCGGGGCATCCGTACCTACCTGCTACCGAAACTGGGCGGGAATGTGTACATAGACAAATCAACGGGGCAACTGCAAACGCACAGCGTCGAATATTTGCAGACCACGGCGCAGAAGGCCCTCGAGGATATGGAGAAGGCGGGCGAACTGAGCGGTTACGTGGCCGAGATCGATCCTGATCAGAACGTGCTCGCCACCTCCGAAATCGAGATCGTCATCCGTCCTGTCGGCGTCGGTGTCGTGCGACGTATCAAAGTGAAAATCGGTTATGCCGAGAGTGTCTAACCGCTAAAATCAGAATACAATGAGCGTTACAACCTCTATTCCGCTGATCAACGGCGTGGAGTACAGTTGGGGCGATATTGTCGCTGCGGCCAACGGTGTGCCGTTCGTCGGTATCACCGCAATCAAATACGGCGACAGCCAGGACGTGCAGAACAACTACGGTGCCGGACGGCATCCAGTGTCCCGTTCGAGGGGACGCATCACTCCCACGGCCTCGATCACCCTTTACAAGAGTGAAGTGGTCGCCCTGCAAAGCCAAGCTCCGAACGGTCGCCTGCAGGACATCGCACCTTTCGACATCACGGTGTCGTACCTGCCCGAGAGCGGCATCATCTCGACGGACAAAATCCGCAACTGCCAGTTTACCGAAAATAAGGTGGATTGGAAGGAGGGCGACCTGAACCAGCAGATCGAACTCACGCTGATCCCCTCTCATATCGAGTGGGGCCAGCCGAAAGCCTAACAAACGACCTATTTTTTTCGACTATGGAAAACAAACAACAGCAAGAGCAGAAAGAATTGGCCGCCGTGCGTGCCGGGTATCCCATCTTCGACGGAGGTGTGACGGACGAAGTGAGGCAGTCTTGGAAGCAGGCCCACGGCCGCGTCGTGGCCGTAGATATCTACGACGACATGGCCGGGGAGCACCACATCGGCTATTTCCGCCGTCCGTCGATGGATACCATGTCGGCCGTCAGCGCCGTGAGCCGACAGGATGAACTCAAGGGCGCCGAGGTGATGTTCAAGAACTGCTGGCTCGGCGGCAGCCCGCTGGTGCAGAACGACGCGATCCTCAAGACCTCGGCACTCGGGGCGCTGGGTGAGCTGTTCGCTACCTGTCATACGGAGTTAAAAAACTTGTAGGGGCGCACGCCCTTTCGGACGACGACAAACAGTCCATCCCGAAGGGGTGCGCCCTGATCCGGGCCGCGTTTCATATCGACCCTGGCACGCTCTCCTATGAAGAGTGGGCCGCATTGTACCAGCAGGCCGTATGGCTAGAGCGCCGACGGCTGCGCAATTTCGCAGAACTTTTAGGACGTCTATTCTCCTCGGACGAGGAGCCGGGTAAACGATGAGCAACTATTCTTTCAACTACTCCTTCAACATCACGGGCAACTGCGATGTCGTCGTGCAGGGCATCTCCCAGAACGTGGAGAAGCTCAACGACAACATCCGCAAGTCCGCGGGGTTGTGGGACAGCTTCGAAGGCAAGCTGCTCGCGTTGAACCAGTTCACGCAGTACGTCGAGGGCGTGGGCCGCACGATGCAGGAGGCCCTGCAACCGGGTGCCGCGCTCAACGCATCGCTGGCCGATCTTTCGGCCATATCGGGCGAGACAGGCGAGAGCCTCCGCCGGATCGAGGGGTATGCCCGCGAAACGGCCAAGACCTTCGGCGGCTCGGCAGCGCAATCGGTCGAGTCCTACAAGTTGCTGCTTTCGCAGCTTTCGCCCGAGCTGGCGAAATACCCCGATGCGCTCCGCGCTATGGGCGACAATATTGCCGTCCTGAGCAAGACGATGGGCGGCGATGCCACGGCTGCCGCCGAGGTGCTGACCACGGCGATGAACCAGTACGGCGTCTCGCTGTCCGACCCGATGGAGGCGGCACGCCGCATGGCCGAGATGATGAACGTCATGGCCGCCGCGGGCAAGGAGGGTTCCGCCGAACTTCCGGCCATCAAGGTGGCCCTCGAGCAATGCGGCATGGCAGCCAAAGGCGCCGGAGTGTCGTTCGAGGAGACCAACGCTGCGATCCAGGTGCTCGACAAGGCCGGAAAGAAAGGCGCCGAAGGCGGCGTCGCGCTGCGTAACGTCATGATGATCCTGAGCCGCGGGCGGTTCCTTCCGAAGGAGACGCTCAAAGAGCTGCAGGCCGCAGGGGTGGACATCGGGCTGCTGACGGACAAGACGCGGACGCTGGCCGAGCGCCTTGAGCCACTGAAAGTCGTCCTCAAGGATTCGGCGCTTTTCTCTCAGCTTTTCGGCATGGAGAACAGCAACGCGGCGATGGCTCTCGTGCAGGGCATTGACGAAATCCGCCGCTACGAAGGAGCTATCACCGGGACGAACACGGCCGTCGAGCAGGCCGGGATCATCATGGAGAGCTATAACGAACGACTCTCGCGTGTCCGTGCACGGTTCGACGACCTTAAAATCTCGCTGTTCAACGCCTCGGGCGACTGGGGCATTTGGGTCGAGGTCGTCGTCAGCTCGCTCGTGCCGCTGGCACAGATCACGCCGCTACTCATCGGGATTGGTAAGGGTATCGCCTTCATTCGAACGTTGAATTTCGCGGGGATGTGGCGCAGCACGATCGGAGCCATGAGCGGCGCGATCTTCTCACTTCAGATGTATAACGGCTATTTGAGTATTGGCAAGGTTCAGGCGCTGGGATTCGGGAGGAACATCCTCCAGGCTACTGTCGCCGCAGTGCGGTTCGCTACCGTCGGACTTTGGTCGGGAATCAAGGCCCTCGGCGCGTATATCCTTTCGCTGGTAACAGGCGGTACGGCATCGGCGACATTCGCAGGGATCGCCTCTACGGGCTTTGCGACGTTCAAACTGGCGGCCGTAACGGCATGTCGGGCCGTGAGCGCTGCGATCATGAGCATCCCGATCGTCGGCTGGATCGCAGCGGCAATCGCTGCGCTTGCGGCAATCGGCATTCATTTTTGGAATACTTCGGTCAAATTCCGTGCAACGCTCAAGGGGTTGTGGGCTTCGTTCAAAGCTGTGTTTTCGGGTATTTGGGACCTTGCGAAAAACGTTTTCGGCGGGATCGGCGACCTGATCGTCGCGGCGTTCAAGTTCGACGGCAAGGGCATACGAGATGCGATCCAGCGCATGAAAGGCGGATTTTCGGAGTTCGGAGCCGAAGTCGGCTCGGCCTTCACGAAAGCCTATGACGAAGAGATCGCCCGCTCGAAAGCCGAAGCCGCGGCCAAAGAAAAGGCATCTGCAGGAGAACCGTCCTCGGATGGTGTACTGCCGACGCCTGATCCGCTTGCCGCAGGGTTGCAGACCTTCGGAGCCACCGTTGCGGCCGCAGCGCCGAAGACCGACAAAATACGCAACATCACCGTACATATCGACAAGCAGATCGACCGTTTTGAAGTCCACACGACGAACTTGCGCGAGGATGTCGGCCGGGTGAAAGATATGATTACCGAGGCCGTGGTAGCCGCCGTAAACGATATAAACTTTGCAGGATGATGGGAACGTTCCAACCGATAAGTTTTGCGTTCGTCGCCGCAGGTGTCGCACAACAGGCACGTCTGGCCTTGTGTCGATTCCAGCCATCGCAGGAAAATGCAAAAAAACCTTCATGGGAGGGACACGGCGGTGAAATCGCAGGAAAGGGACTCTCTTTACCGATTACCGAATCCAAATATTGGGAATCGCGTTATGCCCTGACTAAACTCGTATTGACCCGCGAAGATAAAAGCACGTTGGTCATCAACGACGCCACGGTGAACATCTCGCAGGAGAAACACATCATCCGCACGCAACTCGTGGGACTGGGCGGTACGATCAAGGAATACATCTGTCTGGGCGATTATTCGATATCGCTTTCAGTGGGTATCGTGGCCGTGCGCGACGGGGTGATCGTGGACGAATATCCCGAAGCGGGGATTAGGGAGGTAAAGAAGTTTCTCGACGAAAATCAAGCCGTGAAAGTATCGAGCACCTTCTTCGAGTTGTTCGGCATTTCGCGCATCGTAGTGTCGAGGTTCTCGCTCAATCAGGAAACATGGTCGAACCGCCAGACGATCGACGTGCGGGCCTTCTCCGATGAAGATTATGTAATCAAATGTACCGAGTATTAAACGCCGTTTAACCGTCATTCAAACGATGTTCAAACTGACCGCCAAAATCGAAATCAAAGGCACGGGCAAGAAGTGGGAGTTCGATAAGGTCGCCGAAGTGGAGATCACCCGCGACACGGACACGCTCACGGATACGTGCGTGCTGAAGCTCCCGAAGAAGGTGCGTTGGCAGAACGAAGAGTACATCCCGATCAAGCGAGGCGACGAAGTGACCGTATGGCTGGGATATGATGACGAACTGGAGCTTGCCTTTCGGGGATTCGTCACCACGATAGGGCTGAAAACCCCGATCGAAATTCATTGCGAAGATTATATGTTTCAACTCAAGCAGAAAGAGGCGAAAAAACTCTCCTATAAGTCGGCCACGGTGGAACAGATACTCCGGGATCAAGAACTCGGCGTGCAGTTCAGGGTATTCGGCGAACAGCACATCGGACAATACCGCGTGACAGCGAATACCGTGACTGAACTGCTCGGGCAGCTCAAGGATCAGGGCGGTATTCGCTCCTTCTTCCTCATCGAGAACGACACCCCCGTATTGTATTGCGGCGTGCTGTTCGAGCGGGAGGCGGCCTGCCGTCAGGTGTTCGCTACCGGAGTGAACCTGATCGACGACACACAACTCGACACACAGACAGCGGCAGACGTGAAGATCAAGGTGCGGGCCATATCCCTGCAACCGGACAACAAACGAATCCGTATCGACGTGGGGGATGCCGACGGAGAGAAGCGGACGCTGCACACCTACAACAAGACCGAGCAAGAACTCAAGGCATGGGCGGAACAGGAGCTTCGCCGCCTCAAACGCGACGGTCTTAAAGGAACCTTTACCACATTCGGGGCCGTGCTGATCGACAAACTCGACCATATCGGAATCAAGATCGATGGCGTGCGCCGTGGAATCTATCAAGTGCAGAAGAACGTGATCAAGTACGGAACCGGAGGATTCCGACAAGAAATAACCATAGGACAAAAAGTCGCAGAATGACACTCGCAGAAGCCATACGGAGGCTCGCCATGACGGGCTCCGAAATCTATTGTAAGGTTTGCACCGTGGATAGCGTGGACGAGAAGGCCCGCACGGTGGACTGCACGCCTCTCGACGAGAGCGCTCCGCTCGTGGGCGTGAACCTCCAGGCCAACCAGGAGGGGGACACCGGCGTCGTCTGTTTCCCTGCCGTGGGCAGTTACGTCATCGTGGCGTTCATCACCCCGGCCGTGGCGGCCGTGGCCCTGTGCGACAAGATCGACAAGGCCCAGCTCTCGATAGGCAAGACGCGGATCACCGTGGACGCCGAGGTGGTGGACGCCTCCCTCGGCGACACCTCCTTCCGAATCACTCCCGAGGGGGTGCAGTTCAACGGCGGGAAGCTCGGGGGACTGCTGAAAATCGAACAGCTCACGGAGAAGTTCAACGAGCTGATCCGGGCGTTCAACACCCATACGCATACGATACCCGTCGGAGGGGTACCCGTCACAGGAACCGCGGCGGCGCAGTCGAACCCCGCCCCGGTCGTGGTTCCGGCCGTCACTCAGGCTATGCCCGAGGTCAGGGTTTCGGACTACGAGGACGCGAAGGTAAAACATTGAGGCGATGCGAGGGATAATGATAGACCCCGAAACAGGCGACTTGATGGTCCGCAGCGGTGCGCTGGTCGTGGGTGATACGACGGCGCAGACGGCCGAAGCGGTGCTTCAGGCCATGCGTGGGGAGTTCAAGGAGTTCCCGCTGCTCGGAGCCGAAACCCTCAAGATGCTCGGCGGAACCTATAATCCGACGTGGACAGCAGATACAAAAGCGATGTTGCAGGTGTGCGGATTGTCCGTGTCGCATGTCGAAGTCAAAGACGGATTGATAACGATAGAATAATAATGGCACGGATTACACCTCAAGATAGGCAAAGCCTGCTCGACATAGCGGTACAAACCAGCGGCGGCGTAGAGGCGGCCTTCGACCTCGCAGCGGCAAATGGCACGAGCATCTCCGAACCGCTGGCACCGGAGGCGTCTCTCGAAACGGTTCCGGCGGTCGATAATTCCGTACTGGCACGATATGAAGCGCAACACATCCGCCCGGCGACGGAGCTTTCCTCCGACGAGATATCAATGGCACCTTACGGCGGTATCGGGTTTATGGGTATCGAGATAGACTTTGTGGTACGATGAGAACGATCGAGGAAATCAAGGAAACGATCTGCGC